ACTCAACGTAACATTTTGAATCAAGGAACCTCACTGCCCAAACTCCAAGAGCCCAAGAAATTACAAACCTTCTTGAAAGCAGAAGCCTATCGCGGAGCAAAACCGCCGCGGATCATAACTACACTACCTGGTGATGTTAAATACCATTATTCCACCTATATGTATGCGGTAACAGAATTGCTTAAGAGAACGGCATGGTATGCTTTCAGCCTAAACCCAATTCAACTCGCGGCACGTGTTGCTCATGTACCTTGTCGGGCCATCCAAAAACTTATCAAATCTGATTGCGATAAAATGGATGGAAGGGTCTCGAATATTGCACGAGAGATAGACAGAAGATTGATGTATAGGGCTTTCCATGAAGATTACCATGCTGAACTTACTAAACTGCTTGATAGGCAAGTCAATCAAGTAGGAAGTTTGCCTTGTGGAACAGAATATGACACTGAATACATCCGTCTATCTGGATCACCTGAAACTTCATTCACGAATACCATTTTGAATGCGTTTATGGCATATAACGCGTTCCGCCGAATGGGTAAGAATCCGCAAGAAGCTTGGGATGCTTTAGGAATTTACGGAGGAGATGACGGATTGACCGCCGATATTGATGAAGAATCATATGTCAAGGCCGCAACCTCTGTAGGACAAAAACTCACTGTTGAACCAGTCTTTAAAGATTGTGATAGATTGGGAACCCACAATGTGAGCTTTTTGGGTAGGATCTATTCCCCTTACGTTTGGGAGGGGGAAACTGACTCTATGGCTGATATACCACGACAATTGTCGAAACTCCATGTGACGCCGTATTTGCCAGGTAACGTAACTCCGTTAGAAAAATTACAAGAGAAAATGACAGGTTTGTTTTTGACAGATAGAAATACCCCTATATTAGGTGAATTTGCTAAGACTGTTATTAAACATATGGGCCAATCCTCCACCGACAATGGACTAATATCATATCATTCCAAACATCCTGACAGTGTTCAGTATAAGAATGAAAACGTTGGTCAGTGGATGGATGAATGGATTTCGAAATTTATGCCCACAGTCAATAAAGAACTGTTCAAGACATGGTTGTCAACAGCTTGGGAAGACAACAAAATTTTATGTCCTCCTGTAATTGTTGAACCTGTCCATGTCACAACTAAGAATGAAGTTGTGATAAACGGAGAACAAATTGACCCCGAAAACAGAGCTACGGTTTCGGAGAGTAAGCGCGAAGAGACTCATAGTCAGCGCCGAAAGCGATTGTGGAAAAACAAGAATTGAGTGCACAATCATATGGGGAAGCGGGTTGGTTACCCGCAGTAGATTCGTAGTTACCCCTTAATAAATCTACAAGATGCCACGAGCAATTGGTGAAGTTGTCAAAGAATTGGCCTCAATTGTTAAGTCAGTCGGTTCACTACCTGCTGACGCCCTCATGCTTCAGAAGAATGCTAAGAAACGTAAGTTGCAAAATTCTTCCTCCCTGCCTCCTCCCAAACGAAGACGTCTTGCTCCTGCAGCAATTTCGCAAACTGTGGAAATGCCTGAACCAAAAATTCGCAGAAGTAAAGACGGTATGCGTGTTTCGCATAGAGAGCTTTTGTATCCTTCAATCACTGGCTCGAACTCGTTTGTCCTGGATGAAATTCAACCGATCAATCCAGGCCTTAGTGCTGCGTTCCCTTGGCTGTACAGTATCTCTCAGAACTGGGAACAATATCGTGTCCACAGCTTAGTTTATGAGTATGTTCCCATTGCTTCCACGGCTACACAAGGAGATGTCTTTATGGCACCTCTTTATGATGTCACAGAAGCAGCCCCTGGGACTGAACAACAATTCATGAACTTGGCCGGCGCTAAGTCTTGTAGTGTTTGGGATGGAATGCAGATGGCTTTTAAGCCAGCTGCCATGATGGGCTTGGGCCCTCGTAAATATGTACGTACTTGTAATGTGGCTGGAGATCAGAAAACGTATGATGTAGGTACGATTTTGATTGCTACAAATAATGAAACTGGTAACACAGCAATTGGAAAAGTGTTTGTTAGTTATGACATTGAGTTCTATGAACCTTCTATAAATGGAATCTTAGACTCGGTATCACAACAAACATCATTTGGAACAAATGTTGCCATAGCAAGCATTGTCAGTAACTCGTTCACTGAGATTCAATTTACTGCGGCTAGTCTTTTTGATCCGCTCAAATTTCTATCTTCGTGGAATGGTACCAATTACACTCCTCCTGCCGGTTGCTATAAAATTCAAGCAATTGTTGGCGCTTCGGATTCAACAGATGAAACATTTACTGTTGCTGTCCGATTTTTGAAAAATGGCGCTGCATCCGGTAATGCTACTGTTTTGTCTCAAACGTCCGCACTGGCCACTGGAGCCAGTCCGGATATTACTGTGTCTGCCAACACGGTCCTTTCCTTTTCGGGAACCGATACATTTGACGTTCAAGTTAGATGCATCGGAGCTGCTGGAGTACTCTCTTTGGGCGCTTTATGATCCAGCTTGACTGTGTCTTTGGCTTAATGGCGATGGTGTGCCATTTGTGTT